TCTCAATCTACATTATTTAGACTATGGAGTAAGAGCTAGATTCTTAGATGATTTAATGGCTTTAGCACCTCAAAAAATGACAAGTAGTACTAGATTAGATAAACTACGATATAGTTTATTAACAAGTGTCAGAAAATATAAAGAATTTAAACCATGTTTTAAACATTATCTTGCAGAACATGTAAGATCTCAATTTGCAAGAGTACCTATGACTGATTGGGAAATTGCAATTTTCTTGCCAGTTGAACAGTTTAAAAAGAAAAGTAAACAAGCTATTTGGACTGATAGTTTAAGGATTGCAAAACAACCATGAGTAGTATTGAAACATTAAAAACAACAATTAGTAGAAAAGGTGGATTAGCTAAAGGTAATCGATTTAATGTTATGTTTACTCCACCAAGACAAACTCTTTTAAATTTAGATGGAGAACGTGTATTTACTTCTTTAATAAGAGGAAACTTTAATCCAAGAAGTTTAATCAATGATCCAAGAGATATATCAATTCTATGTGATTCTGTTTCTATACCAGGAAAACAAATAAGCACATTAGATTATCAATCAGTAAAATATCCAGTGAAAATTCCGTATGGAACTCTTCATGATGATATTAATCTTACATTTTTATTAACTAACGATTACTATATGAAAACCGTGTTTGATGCGTGGATAAATAGTATTGTAGATAGTAAAACAAATCAGGTTGCGTATAAAAAAGATATTACATGTGATGTGACTATACAGCAATTGGATGAAAAAGATATACCAATATATGGTGTAACGCTTGAGAATGCTTTTCCTACAACAATGAATGAAATAAGTCTGGCTAATGAAAATTCAGACACAATTCAAAAGTTGAGTGTGAGCTTTAGTTATGATAGATACGAGCCGCAAGGTCCGTTAAGTAGTACAGCCAGTGCAATAAGAAATGCATTAGGCATATTTGGATAATATAATATAGGAGAATATTATGGCTTTACCAGAGCTAAATACAGCTAGGTATAAGGTTGAAATACCGTCAACAGGTCAGGAAGTGACCTATAGACCTTACTTAGTGAAAGAAGAAAAGATTTTAATGATGGCAATGGAGTCAAGTGATAACAAGGTTATTCTGCAGACCACCGTTGATATAATTAAGTCTTGTATCTTTGATGATATTGATGTTGACGGATTAACAATGTTTGATATTGAAACATTATTTTTAGCATTAAGATCAAAGTCCGTTGGAGAAAAAATTGATCTTAATATGAAATGCATTAAATGCGACGCAAAGAATGAAGTTCTTGTCGATTTTGATGCAATTGAAAGACCAGTTGTAAATCATGATGAGAAAAAGATTATGTTAACTGATACAGTTGGAATAGTATTAAAATATCCATCTGTAAGAGATGTCGATAAGTTTACTTCTATTGGCAAAAACGAAGTAGAATCAGCAATGGATGTTATGATATCATCTATTGATAGTATTTTTGATGAAGAAAACGTTTGGCCAGCAGAACAGGAAACTGCAGATAGTCTTAAAAAGTTTATTGACTCATTGAATAGTGAACAGTTTACTAAATTATCTCAATTCTTTAATGAGATGCCAGCATTATCTACCAAAATAGAATTTAAATGCGTATCTTGTGAAGAAGATAATGTACATGAACTAAGAGGCCTTCAAAGTTTTTTTACGTAGGCCTTTCACACGATAGTCTTGTAAACCATTACAGGACAAACTTTGGTATGATGCAACATCATGGATATAGTTTAACTGAACTTGATAATATGGTACCGTGGGAAAGGGAAATATATGTAGGCCTTTTAACGGATTGGATAGAGAAAGAAAACGAACGTTTAAGAAAAGAACAAAGGAGAATGTAATGGCTGAAGGACAAGACAATAGTCGTAACGAAGTTGAAATAGATTTAGATAAGTATATGGCTTTGATTGATAAACTCGATCAAGCTGAAGATACAATTAAGGATATGCAACTTGAAGCTGCTGAAGCAAAGAAAAGACTTGCTCCACCACAAAGAAGATTTATGGATATCTTTTTAGATGATAATGATGTAAACGAAAAAGCAATTATTGGTTTTATATCATTTTTCTTAATGACAATCTTTGGTGTATGTGATTTAATCACAGCATTTATGGGTCAAGACTTAGTTATCTCTGATACAATTTATACATCATTTGTGGTAGTAACACTTGGTGCATTTGGTATATCAGAGGCTGGCAGAGCTTTTGGCGGTAAATAGGACAAATAAATGGCTGATCTTCCAAGAGAAAAAAGTCTTACTGATGTAGTAGACGAATTAAGAACTTTAAATCAACAACAGGAATATATTCAAGAGTCTGTGGCTTATACACAGGAACTTACTGAATATATTGAAAGAGAAGGTCATAATTTAGAAGCAAGTCAGTTAGCAGCTCTTGAAGATTTAATCCTTACATTAAAAGAAGGTCGCTTAGATGATTTAGAAGCTGAACAAGAACAAATTCTAAGAGATAGAATTGAAGCAAAAAAAGACGATGAAAGAAATGATCTATTAGAAAAAATATCCAAATTCACTGGTATCAGTATGGATATTCTAAAAGATGAATTTGCTGGTAAAGATCGTAGTCTTATAATGGCTATTTTAATACGTACAGCATTAATTGGTCTATTTAAAGGATTTTTAGTAGGTGCTTTCTTAGAACCATTTAAACTTATTGGTAAAGGTTTAGTAGCAGTTTCATCAAAGATTGGTAAATTTTTAGGATTAGATATATTTTATAAAAATTTAAAAATAGGTCTTCAAACGAATATAACTAAAGCTTTTGATTTTTTAAAAGCTGCCTTTGCAACAAGACCTGGGCAACCACCTGGATTTTTAGCAAAAAGCTTTATGCAATTGAAAAAAGTTTTTATTGATATTTTTAATATATTAAGAGTAAGTTTCGGTAATGCTGTTAAAATATTATCAGCCGTTACTGGATTTATTGCTGGTAGAATTGGTGCTTTAGAAAGTTTAACTCAACTTAAGTTTAAAGTAAATGTTACATCAGCACCATTTAAATTAGTTGCAAGAATAATTAATTTTATTTTAGAACCTATTAGAAAACTTGGTAATATATTATTTAAAATATTTACTCCAGCTATAAGAGGCCTTAATAAAGCAGGAAAAGCAATTGCGCCCGGAAGTCAAATTGTATCAAAGTTAGGTAGTAATATTGTTAGATTCTTTAGCGCTCTACAACCAGTACAAAAAGCTTTTACAGTTTTAAGAAGCATAGGTGGTACATTTTTTAAAATAGGTAAAGTTTTTGGTAGATTTTTCTATGTTGTATCTGGTATCTGGGGTGCTATTACTGGATTTATGAAAGGATTGAAAAGATATGAAGATGGTAATTTATTTGAAAAGCTTTTAGGTGGTATAGCTGGTGCATTTACTGGCATAGTTAATATATTAATTACATCACTACTTGATCTTGTAAAAGATGGAATATCTTGGGTAGCTAGAAAACTTGGATTTGAAAACTTTTCTAACTTTTTAGATTCATTTAGTTTTGAAGAAATGTTTACAAATCTAGTTAATCGAATTACTGATACTATTGTAAATACATTTAGAACAATTGGAGATCTTATACAAGATATTGGTGTTGGCGGTATTATAAGAAATGTAACGCTTTCATTATTAAAAATTATGAAAAAGATTGCAATGTTTCCTGTTGCTGTAGCAGCTGGTGGAGCAGCAGCTCTTGGCGCATTATTGCCAGGTGGTAAATCGCCTACTGAAGCATTTAGTGAAACATTTGCTAGCGTTTTAAACTTTGGTGATGATTTAATTGATGGTTTAAAAGCAAAAGCTGATGGTTTAAATTCTGAAGGTGAACTAATCGATGCACGATCTGAAGAAGGAATAAGATTAAGAGAACAAAGAGAACTTGAAAGAGGTGAAGGACCAGCAATAGCTCAAGCAATATATAATACTCAACAAAGAGCTGGTGATGTTGTTAACTATGTTCAATCATCATTTGATACAGTTAGATCAACTGCAGGTGGTCTTCTAGCCAACGTATACGAATAAAAAAAGGGAGTCTTTCGACTCCCTCCAAATCCCTTCTGGAATTTTAACTTTCTTTTGCTAATCTAGCAAAATAACTTAGAGTATCATCCTCATCACTCTCATTTTCAGCAAATGGAGTATCATCAGATGCAAATGTTGGTGCTTCAACAACTGGTGCTGGAGCTGGAGCTTCCATTGAGAAACCCGCATCAACACCTAACACTCTATTAAGTTTAGCTTTTAACTCATCATAAGTTTTATAGTTCTTAGGATCTAAGAAATCTTGTAAAGCATATAGTTGACCATATATTTCATTTAGTCTTCCTTCATCACCATCAAATAAAGATGATGGAGAACTAAACTCTGATTTGTCATAGTTAACCCAACCTTCAACTTTTCTGATCTTTAATTTAAAGTCAGCACCTTCCCAGAAATCAAATGGATTTACTGGTTCTTCATCGGCAAATTGTGGTTGCATAACATCCATGATCTTATCAAAGATCTTTTTACCAAACTTATAAAGGAATACCTTTCCTTCATTTTGTGGATTATCTGGATCAGAAATAACTAACACATTACTTACATAATGTAGTCTTCTTTTCTGTTCCCTAGCAAGAGCTTTATCCTCGTCTCTTCCAGAGTTCCAAAGTACTGAATTGTGTTCAGACACTGGATCAGGCTGATTAATAGAGGTTAAAGAGTTTTCTATATACCATAGACCAGTAGGACCTTTAAAACCGTGATCCCAATATCTTACCCAAGGAAGATCTTCACCTTCTCTTTGTGGCAAGAATCGAATAACGGCATAACCATTTCCTGCTTTATCTCTGGTTGGTTTCCAAAAACGATCATCTTCGTAAGAATTAGAAGATTCTGTTTTTGTTGTGGATACAGCTTCTGCTGCTTTTACGAGTTTATCGATTGATGAGCCTCGCATGCTCTTTAGATTTTCTAGTGACATTTATTTCTCCTGTATATTACTGAATTATCCACTTTATACATAATATAATACTATTATTATAACACATTACTGTGCTTTTGTAAAGGCCTTTTTCAATAAATCAATAGACTTATCTTTATTGAACTTTACAAATGGTTTGTATTTAATAATCTTGCGATAGATGTCTGGCCAAATAATTGTATCAGATATCTTCTTATTTTCACGTTCTACAAATCCTGTTATAGCATCCAAGATGATTACTGTTTCTAAAACAATTTCTTCTTGCATCCATAACCGAATGATTAATGGATGTTGACCTTCTTCTGCTTCTAAAAGAGAATCAAGTGTAACATCCATATCACTCATTTTATTTATATCGGTTTCAAACTTATACGAAAGAGATTCCATAATCTTTTTATGTTCACGATAGTATCTTTCACCACCTTCATTAAGCATATCACCGACATACTTAACATCGTTTTTAAAGTTTGCAATATAAAATTCTTTTAAATCTTTCTCATAAGTCTTTGCTAATTTGGCAAAGAAATATTTATCTTTTCGTTTAAAGAATGATGTAGGCTTAATTGAAGTCTTATAGTTATATTTTAAAGCATCATACGAATCAGATTCAAAGTGAAGCTTTAATGCATTATATAATTTATAGGATTCAAAAGGATCATTCATATAGGAAGTTTATTACCTTTTTTACTGCGAATAAGATTTAAACTCGATGCTTCTGCTTCGATCTTTTGCTTAAGTGAATCAGTTAAAAGTTTTTTTAGATTCTTATAATCCAATCCTCTTTGTTCAACTACATAAGAAGCAGCATCAATATATGTTGTATTACCCTTTGCAACTAGATTCTCCACTGCTGCAGAGAATCTTTTGCGAGTCATAATTTTTTCTTTGATAACATCAATTGTCATTATTCAAATGTCCTTAATAGTATACAATCGGCATTTATTCGCCCATTGGGTTTACTTATTTTTGTAGTAATATCATCCCAAATTTTATTAATTTGAAGTTCAGTCTTATTTAATATCATTGGAAGAATATCATCTGGTTTTCTTAAAGTTGTGGTTTTACTTAACTCTGTATCAAAATTCTTAATAGTAGTTCCACTTACTTCAAATCCTTTTGTTGCTGTAGTTACAAATTCAGTTAGCTTACGTTGCTTTGTATTATATACAAATAGCTTTCTTCTACCTGGAATTAGGATAGGATTAATAGAAACTAATTTTGCTTCAACATCTTCTTCTTTATATTTCAAGTTTCTTACTTGTATATCTGAAGCTTTTGGCTTTTTAGCTCTTGGTAATTTAGTAGCTTTAAATCCATCTTTCAAACGATCAAGATCTGAAAAAATATTTTCCATTGTCTTAAGCATTTGTTTAAGATTAGATTTTTTGACATGAGAATAGTTTTCTACAGCTTGTTCACATGTTTTATTATATGCATCTGATATAATATCATATTCAAATTGAACAAATTCTTTAAACTTAGCAATGGTATTACCTTTTAATCCATGTTGTTTCCATAGTTCATATACTGGAAACTTTACTTTGTAATTACCATCTAACCAACTATCAACTACTTGCATATCCCAATCCATATAGACAGTATCCATCATACGATTATATGCTCTTTCAGCTGGAGTCGGTGGTTTTGGTTTTTCTTTTTCTTCTGCTTTCTTTTCAGCAATAATCAATTTAGCATCATGAAGTAATTGATCAAATATTTCTTTATGCCAAGCAATTTCGCTTTCGGTATATTCATAACCTCTTGCCCATAATTGAGCACTTTTAGCGACTTTAATAAACTTCCAATCTTTAAGCTTTTTAAGATGAGTAATTTGTTTTTTAGTATATCCAATATGTGCTGCATAAGCCATTATAGCTGGAATATAATCTTTTGATTTATAAAAATAATTATACCAACCAGCACCTTTTGACCATGCATTGGCTCTTTCAATTTCACTTAGTTCTAATGTCTTTTCATAAAAAGGTTCATTGCCCCAGTGTGTAATATCTATACTTACTCGATTTTTCTTAAGCTTTTTTCTTAATTTATTTACTGCCATAATTTCTCCTTAAAAATATTGTGCAATATAAGCCACCCACAATGGTAGTGTGATTATTGCTGTAATTATTAATATGTTATCGTTTAACCATTTTTCCATAATTATATTATACCTTAAAGCGACCAGACCGCGGTATTGATAAGGAGTTTGGGGTTGCGGCCTGGTCTAAACATTTTAATTATCCTTTCCATTAATAAACTCATCAATTTTTTCATTGATCTCCATATACTTTTTAGGATTCAATACATAAAAAAATATATTTGCTACTATTGCAATAGCCAAAATCATAAGAAAATTCTCAAGCATTTTTAATCCTATATACAAAATTTTCTGCTGCACTTTCAGCATATGATTCACTATGTCCTGGAAAGAGTTCTTTACCAACTACACTTCCACCTTCTTTCATAATAATACCATATGTTCCACTTGGTGTTTGAAAGACGGTTGCAAATCGATCATTTAATTGAAATGAATGAATTTCGGTATTCACATCAAAATCTCTTAATGCAATCAAATCATCTAGTTTCTTTTCAATGACATCAAATTTTGCCATCACTTCTTTTGTGAGATCACCAACTTGATGATAGATCTCGTCTGTATCATAATAACTCATAATTACTCCTTTTCCCAAAATAAAGGTATTCTTTTACCTTGTTTCTTTTCTGATATCATTATTGACTGAATATAAACTCCTAAAGCCATAATGATTATCACCAATGTTCCAAATGTATATCCTATAATTGTTTCCATTACTCTTCACCTTCCTTTTTCTGTAAATCTACAACTTTTTCTAATACCTCTTTTAATGCCATTACTTCTGTAACGTTTACTGCATTTTCAGATATTTCTTTTTCTACCACTTTTTCTACTGGCGGTATAACTTCTTCTTTTGATTCTATTTGTGAATCTGCTAAGAAGATTAAAATTGTTAATATTAAAAATGTTTCCATTATCCTCTTCTCATTCTAGATATATCAGTTGCTTCTTCTTTACTAATTACAGGTACTGCATTTGATTTGTGCATTGTTGCAATACCTTTAATAAGTGTACCTGTGTAAACTGGATTCTCTCTTTTAGTACAATCACCTGAAAGTTCATGCCATTTACCATTAGCCATATATTCTTCCATAAGTGATTTGTATTGTTTTGCTTGCTGTTCTCTGAGCTGTTCAAGTTGATTTGTTTTAGGTATATATGTTTTAAATTCAATAGGCTTTTTCTTAATGCTATTAGCTGCATGTTTTTTTCTTTTTCTTCCTGTTGGATCGTACCTAAGTGATCCCATGTAAAAGTTAGTCATTCCCATAATAGTATATTATAACACGTTTTTTCGCAAATGTAAACAGTTATTTTAAAATATTTTGTGCTGCTGATGGTTTAACTTGTCTTACATAAGCATCAATTAACTCATCACCTTTTAATTTCTCTCCAAAGTAAACCTTTGTACCATCTGCTAATTCTCTTTTAATAAGACCATTATTGTAAATAATATCAATAACACCCTTACCATCAGCAGTGTCTTGTGGTCTATTATCATACCACATTGAACTTAAACTATGAGCTTGCATAGATTTTACATCTCTTGCCCATTCTTCAGCTTCTAATAAAAGCCTTTGTCTTTCTACTTTATCATTGAATTGACCCACTTTTAACTCCTCCTGTTTCTGCAAGTTTAATTAATTCTCTTAACTTTTGATCCCAGAGCAATTTAAAGTCTGGGTCTTGAGCTCTATCACGAGCTTCTCGTAAAGCAATGACTTTTCTTGTAATATTACTCATAACTATCGTATCCTTTCATTGCATTGTAAGTTTCAAAATAAGATGTACCATCTAAATAGGTTCTTACTTCTTTATTAGAATATGTACGATATTCGTCTTTAAAACATTCAAGACCACCAGGTGACTGATGAGCAGCTTTTTTAACTGACTTAGTAAGCTTATTATAGTTTTTAATTGGTTTACTATAGACTTTTTTTACAGTTTGTTCAAAATCGTATTTTTCTTTTTCGGCTTTAAGTGCAGCCATTACGTTATCAAATGCTTTAGACATGTTTTACTCCTATAAAATCAAAATCAATCCATGTCATTTCGAATCGATTCATGATTCTTGTTGTGACATAGTTTTCAAATCCAAGTGTCCATAGTATTTTATCAGATAAAAGCATCTGACAATTATATGGAGTTCTTGTCGCGATGTGTTCAAAGTTCATTGTCATTATGCAGCCTCCGCTTCGTGATAGACACCTTGTGCCATACATGCTTTATCAGCAGAATAGCGAATGTCTGTTGTTTCAAATAGCTCAAATGCTCTTTGAGCGTCCCATAAATCTTGTAGTTTCTTACCACCTACATTTACTGTCCAAGGTGTATCGTTATCGGAAGGTCTTGAACCTTTCCAATCGTAAAGAGTAAAAATACCATAATCAGTATCTCCATCTTCAGTAATAGTTTGAGTTTCAATAACCCAGTCAACTGAGCATTTACCGTCTGTTGTTCCACCTAGTGGATCACCAAACATCTCAATTAATTGATTAGTTGTAATGTTCTCAATGTAACCTTTGAGTGAGGTACCGTTTGCTGAATAGCTATCGGTGCAGGGTATATATTGTATTGATTCCATATTTCTCCTTATCATCAATTTATATTACTATTATAACACGTTTTTTTGAGTTTGTAAACCCCTTTTTGAAAAAAAGTGCATTGTTTTTTTACTTCTTTTCATAGTATCTTCTGATTAAATAGACTCGTGTATAAGCAACAAAAGTCATAATACAAGTAACTGTAGTTCCCAATATAAAGGGATCATTTATTTCCATAATGGTCATGAAAAACCAAAGAAAGAATAAATTCAATGGATAGTTAACTAACAATCCAGTTCCAACAGTAGTTGCTGTTTCTTTATGCCTTTTTCTAGATTGTGTGCTCAAAAGTTTCCTTGATCCCTAGGTATTACCTGTACGCAATTAATTCCGTTTGCTCTCCACATATCAACAACCTTGTTACGATCATCGTAGACAACATCTGGATCACTGCCAAGGATTTCCCTTATAATAATAAGGACATCTTTTTTAAATACATCGTCGGGCCTGTAGTCACCATCTGGTCTCATAAACAATAAAGGTTCATCAATACCAATCCAATCTTGAATTTGTTTAATGGTGATATCCCTTTCGCTATTATTTCTAGCAGATACAAACATAACTAAATCTCCATCAGCCACATGTTGTTTTGCCATATCACAAACATGTTGTATTGGTGTATCATATTTTGTTTGAGCTCTAAAAGCAACCCAATCATTATTGCCATCAGAGACAAAGTGTCTTCTATGATCACAATCTGCAATGGTTCCGTCTATATCAAAAATTATATTCATACTATTATTATACCACAAAATGAGGGGATTGTAAACCCCTCGTTATTAAAATTCTACGTCAAGTGCTAATGCTGATCTACTACAACCATTGAATGGTTCAAAGTGACCATTAGTAAATATGTTGAGTCGAGCAAAACCCCAAGCATCAACATATGATAAAGGTGTTGCTGCCCAGATCTCATAATCAGTATCTTTGCCAATTTGAGCGCAAAGATCTAAAGTAGTTTTATCTCCTAAATTAGGAAATGCACCAATAAGCTTGGACTCTGATTCTGTGTCCAAATAGATTCTATATAAATTTTCCATTATAACTCCTTATCGAAAATATATGTATATTATACCATAGTTTTGCGTAATTGTAAACCCCTTTTTGAAAAAAAGTGCATTGTTTTTTCGTTGATTCTGATTGCGTTTTTTAAATTATCTAATCTGGCAATTGCGTTTTGCTCTTTTAAGGACATTATAATTATTAATTACAACGCTTGCTGTTAAAAGATTTGGAAAGAAAAGATCAGCATCTGTAATTATAATTGCATGATGAATTGTGGTATATGTAGGAACTAATATTATACTCTTTAAAGTAACAATCTCATAAATTTCAGGGACTTCAGGTAATAAGGGATTTAATTCTTTTACACAATTATATTTCATACCTCTATCAGTAGTATAAACATCTAATAGTTGTAGAGTTGTAAAAAGAGCCCAGTTAGACCAATGAGCTGGTTCTCTAGCTGGTTGGAGTGTAGATAGTAACTTTTTCGGATTTACCTTTGACCAATATTCTGTCGATTTCAGTAAATGTTCTGTTTGGACAGCTTCGATAAGTTTCTGGTCCCAACAACACTCGAACCCCATCATAATTGCGAGTTTGTCCTTCGAGTCGAGCTCCGAGGTTGACGGCATCTCCAATAACGGAATAGTCAAATCGAGATTCTGATCCCATGTTTCCGACGATACATGTGCCGGTATTGATGCCAATACCAATATCAATCCTAGGTAAACCTTGTTCTTCAAGTTGTTGTATAAGTTCATCTGCTGCTTCGCATATTTCAATTGATGTTTGTACAGCTTTATCGGCATGGTCCTCACAATCTAAGGGAGCATTCCAAAAAGCCATAATACAATCACCCATAAATTTATCTATTGTTCCACCGTTCTTTAGAACGATTTTAGTCATTGTATCTAAATAATTATTTATAAGAGTTACTAATCCTTCTGGGTCATCATTATTCTTATAGTGCTCTGATATTGGAGTAAATCCACATATGTCCATAAACATAAAGGTCATTTCTTTTCTTTCTCCACCAAGCTTTAAAAGTGATGGGTCTTTCTGTAATTGTTTGACTAGGTCTGGAGATACATATGTACCAAATTGTTTCTTAATTTGCTGTCTTAATACAAATTGTTTATAGAAATTATTGAATGCTGATGAAGTGAGTAAAAGTATATATATTATTAGAGAAGCTGATAAGTCGAGGAGTATCTTTTTCTCGATCCAAGCATAATATGACAAATATGATGTACCAAATGAAGCGAGCAGAAAAAGAATTAAAGAAAGCCAAATCGGTAGATAATATACACTCAAAACAATCAAAAGAGATCCAACTAGAATTAGACCTATTTCCGCTTGAAAAGTCCACTGAGGACGAGATATCGGAGAATCAGACATTATTGACTGAAGAGCCGATGCCTGTAATTGATGAGGATAAAGCAATCCAGCTGGGGTTGAGGTTTGAGGTACAATCCCTTTAGCAATTACACCAACAATAACAGTCTTACCATTTAAATTCTCTATTGGTTGTCCATCATATTCTATTTGATCAAAGGTTGTATTCCATTTCAACCAGATACTACCATTTGAATCTGTAGGTATTTGAAATGGTCTGAGTATAATTTCTTCAATACCACTTTCATTTAATTTAATTGTATAACTCTTTTTATTTTGTAATGCTCTGACTGTTTCTAAAGCAAATGATGGATATAAATCTCCATTGACTTGTGACATTAAAGGTATTCTACGAGTTACATTATCTACTTCTGGTGCTCCATTTAAAAGTCCTGCACCCCATGCACCTGATTCTAAAGATTCTATATTTGTTACTAAACCTTTATAACGATATGTAAAATCTAATGGATCACCAGCATATCCAAATGTAGCATAACCTACATAAGGTGCTTTTTCTGATCTACCATTTGCATCTGCATCTTGTGCTAATATAATACCATTGTCCTTTACCCATGATGCAAAGACTTCATCTCCACCAAACCTATCT